TTTGCCATGATTACTTGCCCTTCTTCTTTACCATAGAAGCCTTCTTCTTGGCTACTTTCTTCATGCCCTTCTTCATTTCCATTTTCTTCTCAGCCATAGGCTCCATCATTTCTGCCTTAGCGTACGCTTTAGCAGCCTTCTTGCCCTTTGCTGTGTATGGAAACTTCTTTCCGTTTACCATTGGCATTATATTGCTCCCGCATCTTTTAGTGAAGTTACCGATTGTTTATTAATTGCACTTGCTTGTGTCATAGTATTAGCATCATATGCTTTACCCATAACTTCGGAAGCCTTTTCGGCTTCACGAATCTTTTGCATAGTAGTACCAGCAGGCTGGATACCCTGAGCACGGGCTGAATAATATGCATCCAGTTCTCCGTGCCATTTCTTATTACTCATAACCTTTGAAGATGCAGCATCTCCAGTGCTCAGTTGCAATCCTTTAGCCTTACATCCAAAGCAAGGGTCTGTATCGCAGTTAGCGTGGTCTATTGAGACTTTCTCTTCTTCTCTGAACGGTTCACTAGATTCAATACCGCAAAGAACACAATCCCATAAAGTAGCAATAAAATCATGGTCATCATTAAAGCCCCATTCTTTTACTCTGCTTATGTGAGAACACTTCATATTGTCTCCACTGTATATCCAGCAGCCTCTAAGGCTGCTTTCTCTGTAGCATCTACTTCGTAAGAGTATCCACCAATGTATGCAATATCTGCTTCTTCTACTTCTTCACTAGATGGATATCTAGTTTCATAGTAGGTGCCACCAGTCTTTAGAACTGTAATACCACGAACTAAACGGAATCGTTCAAAGAGCGGTCCTTCTCCAGCAGGTCCTTCGCTGATAGTAGGTGTAGTAAATCTGTATGCCATTAGTTCTCCCTAGTAGGTTTACTCATAGGGCTAGAGTTTCCCCTAGCCCTATGCGTCTAACGACTAAGCGGTTGGACGACCAGATGCTGCTGTCTCAATACGATATAGAGCAGCCTGGCGATAGATAGCCCAGTTAAGCATGCCGTGCCATCCAACTGGACGGAAACGGTTTAACTTATCTGTTACGTTACCAAATTCAATCTTTGGTTCCTTCCATACTGCTTCAGCAAGTGCTTGCTGACCAAGTACGTAGGTGTTGTAAACACGTGTCTGTGACGCACCAGCGCCTGAACCTGACTGTGTGTTTGTCATTGTTGGTGTTTCGATGAAACGAACACCTTCCCATACGCCAAGTTCACCAGCGTATAGTGGGTTAGCGTTGTTGTAATCGTGTGGTGTACGCCATACGTTGTTACCAGTTTCTGTGCGAAGGTCCGCAGATACTTCTGGGTGGATGTATGAAACGTAGAATGCACCCTGCTTAGGAACAACATTGCCAGCACGTAACTTAGTTACAGCGTAGCGGATATCACGTGACTTGATTGTATCAGTGGTTGTGATAGTTGTCTTTGCAGCAGATGTTGAAAGTGAACCAGCAGATTCACGGATTACGTTTGTACCAGCATCAAGAACTGCTGCTACACCGTTGTCAAGTGTCATTGCCATGTTGAATGAAACTGCGTTAGCAATCCATGGGTCAACATCAGCAAGTGACATTAGAGACAACTTACGTGTAGGTAGAACAACGCGACCAAGTTCTTGCTGTGAAATATCAAGAGTGGTTGTTGCTGGTAGTGCTACTGCATCTGGGTCAACAGTCTCAGCGAGAGTTGCGCCTGCAATAGTTGTATCCGCGATATCGTTGTGGAACTGAAAGCGGATTGATGAACCATCGTGGGTTGGGTTGCCTGACTTCTTATCAGCAATTGCACGGAACTGTGGTGTGTTACGTAAGTTGATATCAATCAACTTGTCGTAAGCCATAGTTACGAGATTGGTACCCAAACCAGAGGTGGTAGTTGAAAATACGTCTGCCATTTGGCAGAACCTCCTAGTTTAGTGGGCTTTTATAAGCCATTTAATATTGACAAAACTTCTTCTTCAGTTGTCGCATTGGCTAGTTTTAACTCAATGTCATCTGAAAAAGAAGGAGCCGAAGCAGCATGAGTTGCATTATCTTGCTTCTTTAAAGCCTGAATATCTGCATCATTGTTTGTTTGCTGTTCTTCTTTTGGCTGGAATCCAATTAAGTCTCCGTTAGTGAGTAGCCAGTTATTAACTGTCTCTTCATTAACTTCGTCTAAATCATTAAGAATTAGACGAGCAGCCTTAGTATTGACTCCCTTTGATTTTAGGACTTCGTTGACGGTACGTTCATAATCTTTTGCAATATAAGTACCAAGTTGTGCTTCGAGTTCTTTAATATACTTCTCATTAGCACGCTTTGCTTTACGCAAGTTCTTTATGCCATCATCTTCGCCTTGGTATCCAAGGTCCTGATTATCGTCTTCGTCTTCCCAGTAGTTGTCGTTGCTCATGCAACCTTCACCCTTCGTTAGTAGTTTATCGCAGACCACAATCACATAAGGGGGTTTGTAATTGGCTTCTGCTACCAGACTCTTACACCTGACGGGGCTGGTTGGTCCGTCTAGGGATTCTTAAAAGGTAGAGCCTCTTGCTCCGCCGAGTGAAACACGGGATGTTCCAGATGAACCACTGAAACGTCCGATTTCTTTTTCTGCTAGTGTCAAACGCTTACGGCGTGCTGACTCTAAGCCCTTCATAACTTCTTCTTCTGCAGTCTGTTGTGAGTAATTAATTCTTTCTTCTGGAGAAAGTGAAGCAAGGAATGTAGTTCCTGGTAAGAAGCCAGCAATTGTCTTGGCTCCCTTTGCAGCAGCCTCTTTATTAATTCCTAACTTAGCAAATTCTTCAGCAGATGTAACTCCAGAAGTTAGACCCTGCTTAATAAACTCAGAACCAATCTCAGCAGCAGTTACTTTCTCCTGTAACTTAGGTAGATTATCTTTAGGATTTAAGAAGTATTTAATTAAATCAGTATCACCAATATTATAGAAAGACCTTAAAGTAGCCTTGATATTAGGGTCAGCATTATTAACACGTGTTACCACCGTATCAATTCTATCCTTAAACTCTACTGCTGAAATATCATTACCAATAATTTCAGCCATTGCAGCATTTCTAGCCTTACGTTCTGTTCCAAAATAACCCTGTAAACCATAGGCACGAAGCGTTGTTGAGTATGAATCTTCTAAAATTAAATAATCTGCTTCCGATAAAGCATTTAATCCAGATTTAAGACGACCTTGGTTACCTGCAAATCTTTCTTGGTAAGCCTTGCTCTTACGAAGTTCTGCTGTTGCTTCTTCAGTTCCTAAGCCACGCTCCATATAGTTTTTAATTTGGTCAGTTAATTCTTCCAAACCATACATCTTGAAAGTAGATTCAAGTAGAGCATAGGCATCTTTTGTTTCTAAAGATAATTTGTTTCCAGCGTTGTCATAACTACCATCAGCATTGCCATTACCATTACCATTGCCGTCACCTGTGCCGTCATTACCATCAGTACCATCAGTGCCGTCAGTGCCGTCATTCTTATTATTTGAACTATCAATACGTTCTTTTAAATCTCCCCATTGAATAGCGCCAGTATTGATATCAACATCAACGGTATTGCCAGTAACAGGGTCAATAAAATTTATATTCTTGCCAGCATATTGCTTTAGTTCATCTGCGCTTAAAGTAGTTTTAGTAGGGTCAAGAACAACTTTACCTGACTCACCAGCAGTTCCTTCAATAAATCCTGGTTGATACTTCCAAGATGTCTTATCATTCTGTAAATAATTACGAACTACAGCATCGGTATTTGAACCAAGATAATTTGCTACATCCTTAGAGAATTCTCTATTTGGTGCATTACGTGTTGCATTTGCTGAAATCTGCTTAACAATCTGTGCAATCTTTTGTTGCTGTGTCCAAGGGACATTCTTACCTGTCTTCTCATCATAGGAAGTACCCCATGCAGAATCAGGTAGTTCTAAGCCAGCCTTAATAGCAGCATTAACAATCTCTTGTGATGTACGTTGCTTACCAGTAGCAGGGTCAATTCTAAACTTTTCTAGGTCCGAGCCAAGGGCATCAGTAATTGTTTTAGCAATTCCAGTTTGAGCGGTTGAAGTACTGCTTGATGTAGTAGTGCTAGTTTTTGTGGTGCTTGAAGCAGATACTACTTTGCCACCAGATATCTTTGTTCCAACACTTGAACCTGTTGTATATTTGCTATTACCAGGAATAATACCATCAGTCCATTGAGTTGTGGTTTTAGGACCTTTATATCCAGG